TGGTGAGGGGGCACTCGTCTTGTTTGGGTTCGCGAATGAGTCCATATCCTCCTGAGTCTCATCGTATTGAGATTGTTGTGGGGCAGGTTGTCTAGTATTCTGCATCGTTTCGGGTGAGCGACGCATCACTTGAGGTTTAGGAAAATCGAGTTGAATTTCATTAAACATCGCCATCTCGTCCTCGTCAAGTTTCACGACAGATTTGTCATTTCTATTAAGAACAATCTCACCGTCCATTACTTTCTATATTGAAACTAATCTTTTTTCTTTAACGCACTTTATAAAAAAATGTCAGTAGATAATAAATGAAACTTAACAATACCGACCGCATTACTCTCAAAGTGATTCTAGGTGTTCTATTTCTTCTCACCATTATTTCCCTTATGATGCCCAAGAGAAGTATGTACCAACCTAAGACGATCTCAATCACGTCAGCTGGTAAGGGTGGGTCTATATTCACTCTCCCCCGCGGAGCGCAATGCCTCCCTGGGTCCGAGCAGACTTCCGATGCGTACACAATCGACAACGTCGGTGTGTGTGGCGGTCAAAAATTGGCGAGCGATGCCGCAAGTTATCAAATCTCGGACGGAATCGGTGGCGTTTTAATCTAAGCTATTATAAATGGCGATCGTCACATCAAATTCTAAAATTCCCGACCTTGAACAAGAATATCACACGATTCTAGTGGACACGATTGGACAAACGAGTAAAAGTATATTCACCGTACACTTACAACAGGAGCTCGAGAATGTTGTACAAGTCCGACTGATCGCAGCTCAGGTGCGACCTTCGTCGACCTCCAACGTGTGCTCCATTTCTGTTCAAGAATTAGACTCGCAATTTACACAGCGTGCAACAAATGAACCGGGTGGTCAATCATCACGCTCGACGCTTAACAGGGCTTTCGCCACTATCCTAGATGATGGGTCTGGACGATTCAATTTTAGGGACAATTACCCCGTGGTGCAGCAATACATTACACCCATTTCCAAAATTTCACGACTCAATGTCTCAATACGTGATCAGACTGGTCAACCAATTACCGGTACACTCGATAATTATTTCATTTTTAAATTCACGTGTAAGAACAAAAACCTTTCAGGGCATTAAAAGAGGTTTAAATTTTACCTCGTAGTATTATAAATGTCCTCTGGCATTGTCCAATTAGTCGCCGTCGGCGCACAAGATGAACACATAATCGGCGAACCTGAAATTTCATTTTTCACTTCGACCTTTAAGAGGCATTCCAACTTTTCACAATCTCTCGAAAAGCAAACAATCCAGGGACTTGTGAAAGGTAACTCTATGTCAACCGTTCGTTTTGAACGAAACGGTGACTTACTCGGATACACATATTTTACGATTGATGACAATTCGAAGGCTATAGATATCCAAAAATGGCGTACCATTATCGACAAGGTCGAGCTACTCATCGGTGGACAGGTCATAGACTCCCAGGACGTATTTTTCACGGAAAAGATCGCCGTCGATGCGAGTGCACAAAACGTCTCTAAAAGTTCAAACGGATCCCACCCCGGTGCGAGTGCTCGTTCGTATTTTTACCCACTCCGGTTCTTTTTCTGTGAAGGCCCGCAGTCCGCAATTCCGTTGGTTGCTTTACAGTATCATACAGTCGAATTACGTATTTACTGGGGCCCAGACGCCGGTAATTACAACATCGAATCGTACGCCAATTATTATTACCTGGACAATGAAGAACGTGGCATCATGGCATCTAGACAGCATGATATTCTCATCACACAGGTCCAAAAAAGTATCCCTTCCGGTGAACTCACACAAGAACTTTCGTTTAATCACCCTGTCAAGTATATCGCCGGGTCTAATACAAATTCTGAAAGTACACTCACGTCTATAGATAACAAAATCAAACTCAGCGTTAACGGTGTTGACCTAAGTCCATTCAAGTGGGCCAAACCACACTTTGTCGATATAATGAGTTATTACCATACAAATTTCGTCACATCACCAGATTGTTTCTTGTACCCGTTTTGTTTAAACACGAGTTCACTTCAACCCAGTGGATCACTTAATTTCAGTCGTTTAGATTCCGTGAAGATTCATAGTCAAACTAAACCAATCATAGACCCCGTATATGCAGTAAACTATAACATTCTCAGGGTGAATAACGGTATGGCGGGACTTATGTATGCGAATTAAAATGCGATACTATATTAAATGCCCAAGAACTTGAGTACGGTCGGGGCCGCCACGGAGCTTCGATTCGGTAAAAATTGTCGCGAAGACCAGGCAAACAATTCTATAGTGATGAACGCGAGTGACGAAAAAATAGATGCCACCATATCTAGTGGTGTATACATCACACCGCTTGCCTTAGCGTCTAATTTTACGGGTACGGGATCAGATGATTCAACAAGTACGTTCGTAGCGTATAATCAAAGTACAAAACAACTTTTTAGAACACAAGTTCCACTATCAATATCGGGACTTTCGACCACTGGGGGCGACCCCGGGGACTTAACTGTTACCGGAAATCTTTATGTGTCCGGGAATGTAACATCGGTTGGAACGGTCGCGAATATTCATGTTACGAACACTACAATCAAAGACGGTCTCGTCGAAATAGGTACAGATAATACAGATTTAGCGACGTTTGATTTAGGGCATATCTACAACCGTGGACCGAATGGTTCGAATGTAGCGGTGTGTTACGACGCAAGTGCTGCAGAACTCGCGATCGGTTACACAGATGACAGTGCCATGGAAGTGACATTTGTTACAGTGAATGATGCTGAAACCATGAATGTCCATGTCTATGGACAATTGTACGCAAACTCGAATATTGGGGCTGCGAATACAGCACCCGTACATACACTCTCGGTAGGTGATAAGTGTTTTATTGAGGGTAATGGAAACTATTCAAATGTTATTGAGGCGCGCGGAAATGTATACGCTACTGGAAATGTATACGTCGAAGGTGGTCTCATCACGAATACCGGGGGTGTCACTAAAAAAACATACAGTCACCAGGGGTCGTACACTACAGGTACAGTCGTCGATAATGCAAAACTTACGTTGACGTTTTCACGACACGCATTTTACGCTAAAATTGTCGCACAACTTCTGGATAACCTCGATACGGAGGTCAGTACGATGACCCTCGATATAGCCGGTGGTGAACGCGGTGGTGACGCGACACCTTTGAGTATTGCGATGGGACCCATGTCTATTTTCGGAAGTACCAACACAAACCCGTGGAGTTCTACGGTGGACGTGGCACCCACTACGGTTACCATTAAACCTTCCTTTAATTTAAGTTCGCCCGGTAATTATAATATATTCGTCGAATATATTTCTCGTAACACGGCTGGTGAACTTACGAGTTTGACCGTGGGTACTGGTTCGGCTATCCCATTCGGATACTAAATACGCACACTCTCCAAATGACCTGTTCGTCATTTGCAAAGATGTTTTTTATATACACTAAATATAGATGGCGCATACGAACGTCCAACTGGTTTCGGGAAACCTCACTACAGGTGGAGAGGATCCTACATTTTACATCGACAGGGTCAGTGATAAGGTTGGAATAGGAGTTGTACCTGTTACAACCGGTGACAACTCATCAAACGTTTTACAAGTTACCGGGAATATGCTCGCGACAAGGTATCACGGCGATGGATCCAATCTAACAGGATTATCTGATTCGAAATGGCTTGAATATTCGGGTGACGCTACGAAAATTTATTATAACGGTGGAAATGTCGGTATCGGGGTGACGGACCCGGGTTCGAAATTAGAAGTGAATGGAACTGTGACAGCGACCACTTTTAGTGGGGCACTTAGTGGAAACGCCTCCACGGCGAGTTCGGCTGACACATTGACGACACCGCGAGACATTGGTGGTGTTTCCTTTGATGGGAGTGCGAGTATAGACCTTCCAGGTGTTAACACGGAAGGTACCCAAAATACGACTGGGACGGCTAACGCTATAACGTCTCAGGCAAATTCGGCTACAATCACAGCAAGTGTTGATGCTGGTGACAATACCATCGTCCGGAGACACTCTGATGGATACATTTTTTCCAATTATATAAATACAACTGATAATGCCGTGACTAGCGGTGTAGTATCCCTAATGTGTAAACAATCTAATGATTATCACCGAAGTGCAAGTGTAGGCGCTGTAAGATCGTTTCTTGGTCTAGGAGACTATGCATATAAAGGGAATGGTTCAAACATTACACGAACATCTCATAGTAATGGCTTTCTGGTTGGATCGTATAATAATGTGGGGGGTAATGACGCAAAAACGAACCCCATATATACAATAGGGTCAAATTACCAACCAAGCGACACATCTCTCAGTAATATGTATGGGATAGGGTATTCACATGGGAACTTCACTTCAATACTCACAGGTGGGTGGGGAATGTACGTTGCGTCGGATGGTGATGCTCGAATTGGACTGAATGCGCAACATGGAAACATTAAGTGTACAGGTTACATCACTGCTGGTGGAAATGTAACAGCCTATTCTGATATACGCGGTAAAGAAAATATCAAGCGTATTGAAAACCCACTTGAGCGTATTGAAAAGATGAATGGGTACATATATAATAAAAAGGAGGAACCAACTAAAAAGTATACAGGTGTCGTGGCTCAGGAACTTCTTGAAGTCTTACCTGAAGTTGTCGAAGGAAATGAAAAAGATGGGTATGCGGTTGCTTATGGAAATTTCGCCGGCATCTTTATTGAAGCCATCAAGGAATTAAAAGCACAACTCCAGGTCGAAAAGTCTCGAAACGATAGACTCGAAGCTCTTATGACAACATTCAATAGTCGTTTAGATAATGTGAATTAAAACACGGGCGTGGTAAGTTTGACGTCGGTGACGATTCTTATCATGTCAACGTATTTTTACATTATTAACAGTATGACGGTCATCGCGATTTAGGAATATAATTATCTAAGTGATATTAATATGACAATCAATAGTTCCCCGAGTCTGTCACAAGTTCAGGCAGAGTTTGGTGGTAGTAATCCAATCAGCCTAAGTGAATACCGCAATGTTCAGTTTAGTGATGGAGGTCATTCACCGGTTTCCGGTGCTATAAGTCTGAACAATTTCAGGAACAAAACGAAAAGAACCGCCCCACCCCCACCCCCACCACCACCACCGCCGTCTTCAGATCCCAGATTGAAAGACACTATCAATAAAATTGGAACATATAATGGATTGAACGTATACGAATGGGTATGGAATGAGATCGCCACGACAATTTATGGTTTGAGAGGTCGTGAG